AGACAAAAGCACCGCCAAAAAAATCAAGTTGGACTACAAAATTTAATAAAAAGTATGGGAAAGAATTAGATGAAATGAAAGGTGGAAGAAGTAAAAGAAATATAGCAAAGGTTACTGGAATACCATTCAAAGCTATAGATGAAGTTTTTAAGAAAGGTGAAGGAGCATATTATTCGAGTGGGTCTCGTCCTAATCAATCACCACAATCGTGGGCTTACGCTAGGGTTTATAGTTATATATTAGGAGGTAATGCGAGAAAAACTGATGCTGCAATTACAAAGAAATACAATGTTAAGTTTTCTTGATACGCATTATTAAATATCCATTATTTTCATCATTATCAATAACATTTAATCTCATCAAAGCAAATAAACTATTAAGAAACATTTGATGATCTGTTTTCCTTATTGGTTGATTGTTAAATTTTCTTCGATGGATCATATTGCAAAAATGAAGATAAGTTTTAATTTGTATTTTAATTGGAACATGTTTAGATTTTCGAATTAGATATTCACCTTGATAAAAATAATTATCGAATGTTTTTTTATTTGTTAAAGGGTAAGATGAAATTAATAAACTTTTATAATATAAGTTAAGTGATCCATTACA